AAAAAACACTTGGTATTACACAAATAGAAGGAACACCTGTTACTATTAAAAAATATGAAATCTTTAAATTTTCTGAAATACCCCTTAAGGATTTTCATAATCAAGAGTTATGTACAAATAAAGATAGTCCTTGGCATAAATCTTATAAAGGAGCACAAGGAGATAAATTATTTAACGAATACGCACAACATTTAAAGAAAATGATTACAGATTCACAAAAAATAGAACACGATTTGTTAAGTATTATCAAAGAAATGTTTAGCTTTTGGATAGATCCAAATAAAAAAGAAAAAAAATTATCAATTAATCCAAAACTTAATAAAGAAATGCTTAAGGACCTTGTTGATAAGACACGTGAAGCTGTTATAAAACTTTATATTGGATGTGAAGATGATTTTCAAAAAGGATTGTCTATTTTTGAAGCTGTTATTACTCAAAAAATGATGCTAACAGCAGAGCGACGGGTTAATAAATTCCAAGATAAAGCAGACTCATTAAAAGGAGAAGTCAAAGACGAAAGTACTGAAAAAAAGGAACCTGCTATTCCCGAGCCAGAAAAAGCAGCTGAACCAGTTGAAGATATGAGTGATTTTAATAAACCAGAAATTATAAATCCATCGATGGAGTCCCCTGTTGATGGGTTTGAAAATAAAACACAACCTATTGGAACAGCTCAATTGGAAAATAAATTGGCACAAATTAATCAAAAAGTAGAAATAAATATTCAACAACCACAAACCGCTGCAGCACCTATTGCTGGAGGCACACGCAAACGTAGTAAACATAAGAAGCGTAGAAAAACTAACAAGCGTCGATAATTATATATTAAATTTTAAATAATATATAATTTATTTGTTTTTCATTTTTTCAATCTCATCTTTAATATTTGTAGCTTTTGCTAATTCTTTTTGAATTTTTTTAGATATTTTCATTTTTGCCTTTGGTTCTAGTGGTCCTGCTATTTTATCAACCATGTGTTGATACTCATCGATTAAAGACGAGTCATTCTGCCAATTTGGATTTTCTTCCATCCATTTATCAATTTTATCATATTGTTTGATTTTTATTTTATTAATACTACTATTAATCTTTTGATTGTTTTGGTCTTTCTTCCATTCATCATCCTCTTTTATATAAAATTGTAGCCTTTTTTGATCACTACAATGAATAGGGCGTTCATTTGGGGCAATATCATCCAATTGACTCATCAAAATATTTGATATACCAGCCATATATCCATTTTTTGTCGTATAATCCAAATCTTGTAACGATATTTTAATATTTTGCATAAAATCTTCTAAACTCATAGCATTTTTGCAGTTCTCATTCAAATACATATTGATACTAATATTATTATTGTTGTATGTTTGATTTCCACCATCACCGAATTGAACGTAATTTTTGCAACCTTGATGCCCATTTTTGGGGTTTTGGACATTTTTATTCATTTGTGCAATGTCCATTTTCAATTTTTGTTGTTTTAATAACTCATTTTCTAACTGTATTTGCTTTAACTTCTTGTCTATATCTATTTCTTTATGGTCTGTATTATTATGGAAATTTTGGAAATCTTTTTTGGAAATGGAGGAAATCTCAATATTGTCTTCTTTTTTTTTTATTTTACATTTCTTTTTATGTTTCCAAAGACCACTATTGCTTTTAAAAGTTTTACCACAATTACAATTAAATATTTTTTTATCGGCATTTTTTTGCGGTTTTTTAATGCCGAAATTTCCTTCTAAAGTATTATAAAGGTGTTTTTTAGTTTTTAAGTGAGTTACATAATTTGAATTTTTACACGTAGAGAAGTTACAATATTTACAATAAAATTTTTGCTCTGGTAAGGCATTTTTTCGGCATTTTTTCGCATTTTTCGGCATTTTTTATTTAATATATGGAAACATTAAAAAATGCTTCTAAATACTTTTCAAAAAATGTTTCCGTCACAAAGTTAAAAAGTTGAAATGCATAATTCCCTACAAGAAGCTCTGGTTCAGAAATTGACCTAAAATTCTGAAAAAACTTTTTTGGGATTTTCAAAAATGGACATTATTAAATGTCCAAAATGACAATACCAGATACTTTTATAAAAAAAAAATAAACTTCTATATAAAAAATAGCTTATTTTTAAAATTAATTTTTCTTTATGAGACTTAAATCCATCTTCTCAAGAAGTTTTGTATTATAAATAAGGTTTCCCGTTGGTTTGTAAGACGATGTAGACTTGAAATTTTTATCTGTTTTCTTACCATCTTTGGTTTTAATGTTTTTATCCATTAATAATAAACTGTTTGGATTTGATTCATCCCTCTTGTTTTTACTTTTTTTATCAACAACATTTCCAAAACCATCGATAATAACTCCGGTTTTTTTCTTAATTTCACTTCGTTGGTATTTTGGAATATAGTGTTGCCAAGAAATAAATAATAAGTTTGGATAAGTATATTTAATTTGAAATCCATTTTCAGTAAGTTTACTCATAACATAGTTTGTACATTCAGATATATCATATCTTGGAATACCTAAAATAAATTCAGGGATAACATACATGCAGAATTTATTGTTATTGCGTTGTCTAGATATAGTTTTAATACGTGTATGAATACGCATCAATATTTTTTGATACGTTTTTACTTTTGTTTGAGAAGTTTCTCTAGATCTTTCGTAAAGTTCGTCTAAATTAAGTTTTTCATTAAAGTTGTCGTTCATATTAATTTTTTATTAGAAAAAAACTATTAAAAAATTACGATTATAATATATATATGAGTATCAAACATTTGGTTCTAGCAGGAGGAGCATACAAGGGATTGTATATAATAGGAGCAATGAAAGAGTTAATAAAACAAAATTATATTGATATTAGTAATATAGAAAATATATATGGAACATCTGTAGGAGCTTTAATAGGTGTTGTAATGTGTTTAAAATTGGATTATGATACATTGATTGAATACGCTGTTAACTTCCCATTTACAAAATATTTTACATTTTCTGTAGATTCTTTATTAGAATTTATCGATAAAAAGGGAATTATTAAAATAGATTTTATATATGGAATTTTTGAAAATTTATTGAAAAGTTGTGGATTAAATAAAAATATTACTTTTCAGGAATTATATGAGTATAGTAAAATACGATTAAATATCTATGTAACAAATTTGAATAAATTTTCATATGAATGCTATAATTATGAAACACATCCTGATATGAAAGTATTAGAAGTTGTATATAAAAGCTGTTCTATACCGTTTGTATTTCAACCTGCGTGTTGTGATAGTGAATGGTATGTAGATGGTGGTATAATTAATCCATACCCTATACAAGAAGCGTTAAAAAATCATAATATAGAAGAAATATTGGGATTTAAAATAAAGGATGATGAATTAGACAGTTGTCCTGAAAATAGTTCCATTTTTCATTTTGGTTATTATGTAATAATGAAATTAATACGACAAAATGAAAAATTAAATAATGATTATGATAAAAATGTAAAAGAGTTAATTATTCCCGCAACATCCATGAATTTTGAAGATGCGAAATTATTAGTAAATAATAAAAATGAAAGAACAAGAGTTTTTGACTTAGGAAAAAAATATGCTAAATTATTTTTAACGTATCAAACTTCTAAAGAACTGACTGAATAAATTCAGTTAAAGTATCAAGATTTGGTTTAGCGTCATATTCATGAACCTTATCGTCTTTAACCATATAAATAGATGGATATCCTTCGACTTTTTTACCGTCTAAATATTTTGTCTCAAAGCTTTCAAGTTCTGTGGATTGTTTATCACCATCTATTTCTTTAATACTAAGAGTAACACCGTTTATATCACTACCATCATATTTACTTGTTAGTTTTTTCCAAATAGGTTTGGCTTTTTTGGAATATGGACACCAATCAACTGAAAACATATATAAATTAGCTGTATTTGAGGATTCGGCTGTAAATTCTCTGTTTGGAACATATTCAGGATCTATCGATGGTGCTATGTAAGTAGTATAAACCCAAAAAGCTACTCCAATGAAAATAGCAGCGACTACTAAAATAATAATAAATTTTTTGTTAAACAACATTCCTTTAACATTCGGCAAAGAATTATTTATTGTTTCAAGTATAGGCATATAATATACTAAAGAGAGAGGAAGAATATTATTTTAACGAATATAAAGATTAATTACAAGATTATATATATATGTATGTGCGTAATAAGTCAGGTAAACTAGTTTATATTAAAAAGGAAAGTTACAATAATGATAGAGATTTTTATGTTGATTTGTGGAGAATCAAATATGGAATGAAAATTGCTAAACAAAATGATATAATTAATTTAATTAATTATGTAAATGGAGAGAAAAATTTTGTCTAAATTATTTTCTTGATTTTATATATCATGAAACGCAGTAGAAAATTAAAAATAAAAGTGATAAAAAAAAATTATACAAGAAAAAACAGAATAAAGAAGAAGAAGAAGAAAAAACGAAAAACACAGAAGGTTTATGATAAAGATGATTTTAAAAGTGGAGACGGAATGCTCACAACTGTATGGGGTCCAAGTTTGTGGCATTATTTACACACAATGAGTTTTAATTATCCTGTTAAACCAACAAAACAAGAAAAAAAGAATTATAAAAAATTTATCATTAACTTAAAATATGTTTTACCTTGTAAATATTGTCGCATGAATTTACGGAAAAATTTAAAAGATCACCCATTAAGGCAAAAAGATTTGAAGGATAGACATCATTTTTCTTTATGGATGTTTAATTTTCATGAACATATTAATAAGATGTTGCATAAAAAATCTGGATTAAATTACGATCAAGTTCGTGAGCGATACGAACATTTTAGGTCGCGTTGTACTATTGATTTAGCAGAAGCTAAAAATGTTGTAAAATTTGTTAAAAAGAAGAAAAGGAAAACAAGAAAAAAGAAAGAAAAAGGTTGTGTAGAACCATTGTATGGTAAAAAGTCAAAATGTGTTATTAAAATTGTTCCTAAAGATAAGAAAGTTCCAACATTTCAAATGGATGAAAAGTGCAAGAAGAAACGAACTACATAATATATGGAAGTAAAGGGTCCATATCATAAACTATTTTCGAAACTTTTTCATTTTTTTTAGTATCTTTTTGTTTTTTGATATTTTTTGAACATAAATCACTTCCACAGTGGTCGTCTGTTGCTAATTGTGCTTTACGAACGACTATTTTCATAGGTTCATCGGTTCTCCATCTACCAAGTTTGGTAGGTAGTGTTCGCTTAAATATCTTTCTTAGTAAACTCATTGTTAATAATTTAAATATTATTAAGTAATATTTAAATCAATTTTTATGCATTTGGAACTTCATCATCGTAATAACAACGAATATTTTTATAAGTATAATAAAAGTATAAACCTGCTAATAATGCGGCAATTCCTATAACAATACCAAGTGCTAATGACTCAAAGGCCATTTGTATAATATTATGTTAAAAAATTGACGCTTTTTTTTTTCGAAATAATAAACACTATCATGCGATATTATACTCTAAAAGAAGTATCAATTCACAATAAGAAAACAGATTGTTGGTTAATAGCCAATAATAATGTATATGACGTAACAACATTTATAACAAAACACCCAATAGGGTCTGAACCTATTATAAAAAGAGCAGGAACTGATTGTACGGTTGATTATAATTTCCATTCTAAATCTTCAAAAAAAGTTTGGAATGAATATAAAATTGGTGAATTACAAAGAGATTGTTGTATAATTAGTTAAAAGCAGAAAAACTATTTAATCTTGGTAAAGGTAATACATTACTTACTGTAGCAGCGTTATAATTTGGAACTTTTTTACACTCAAACGCAGGTTCTGGACAGCGAGCACAAGGAGCACAAGGAGGGCACGGTTTTTGCCTTGGACAAGTTCTTGAGTCAGGACATTTAGGACAGACCGGTGGAACAACTTCAGATTTTAAAATATATTTGGACATATCTACACCAGCTTCTTGGGCCATTTTTCTTTCTTCACGTTCCATTTTTTTCTCAAGTTTATTTTCGAATCTATTTTCTTTATGATGTTTTCTTTTTCTTCTACCTGGAATAACAACATCTTCTAAATCTGATATAACAGATTGATAATTACCATCGGTGCTATTTCCAAAAGGATTATAATTTGAACCTTCGTCTAAAGCTGGGTCAGGATTGGGATCGGCTTTTTCTTGTTTCATATCATCCATAGCATCTTCGGCATCTCCTCCTTTATTTTCAAAATATTCTTTTACTGTAAATCCTAAAGTTGATAAAACCAAAACAGCAATTAATAATAAAAATAGATGAGTTTTATGTAATTTCATATAAATTAAGCAATGAAAAAAAAAATATTAGATAATTATATATTATGCCTTACAGAGCTTTAACACACGGAAGAGTTAATAGATCACAAAATGCACCTGCTGACGCTCACACTAATCAGATAAAAGCTATTAATTCGCAAAAGGGAGTAGCTAATAGCGGTCCTATTCGAAAAAATAATAGTAGTAAAAGACAATCTACTGTTAGAACATTAAGCAGAAATTTTTTAATGACCCCAAATGCTTATGGTAATGGAACTTTTTCACCCGGACAAGGTAAAGGATTTCCAGAAGCAACACCATTACCAAGTGTAGGATCAGTAAATAGATTTGCTAGAAGGGCAATAGCGCGAAGAGCTGTTACAAAAATGGTTGGGGATGAAAAAAGTAAAAATTGTTGTGTAAATAATAAAAAGGACGAATCATAAAATAATCTTGGTTTATTATATAATGATGAAAATTCAAGATTTATTCGAACCATTAAGCGCCAAATATTGTGATTATTTTTGGATAGGATCAGTTATATTTTTTCTTATAACATGTATGTCCGTTTTAACTATATTAATGGGTTTAGTCCAAGGTAAAAACAAAATGAAATTAAGTGAAATGGCTATTATTATTTCACAACCATTATTATTATATTTCATCAATCGTTTGAATTATTCGGTATGTGTTGGTGCATTAAATTAATTAAATTAATTAAATTAAATAATTTATAAATAATAAACTATTTAATATATGGATTGTGGTGAATGGTGTTTATGTTTATGTTTATCATATTATCTAGGATGTGGAACATTATTTGCGGGAACTATTTGTTATGAAGAATATATAGCTTATAAAAAAATTAAAAATGAATATCAAAACTTTACTCGAGAAAATGGTACAAATCCTTCTATAAATATTACTACTATTGGGCAAAAAGATTATGAACGTTTACATCCTCCTAGAAATGTAGTATTATCACGAATAGAGGAAGAAGATGAATCAATAACAGAATATTAAAATTATTTAAAAGATACTTGTAATAATAATTTAAATGTTGAAGACATATTGCGTTCAAGATTTAATAGAAGTAGGAATGGATGAGGCTGGCCGTGGTCCTATGTTTGGAAGAGTTTATGTAGCTGGGGTAATAATTCCACCCGATGAAACCTTTTGTCAAGAATTTATTAAAGATAGTAAAAAATTAGGAACAAGGAAAAAACTGATGGCTTTTGATTATATCAAAGAAAATGCTATAGATTGGGTTGTAGAATATAAAGATGAAAAATATATCGATAAACACAATATTTATGTAGCTAATTATAATGCTATGCATGATGCTTTAGATAAATTATTGGTAGAACCTGAACATATATTAGTGGATGGAAATTATTTTAAACCATATTGTGCTCAGAGTGGAAAATATATAAATCATACAACAGTAGTTAAAGGAGATAATGAATATGCTTCTATAGCAGCTGCTTCAATATTGGCGAAAGTTTCAAGAGATAGATATGTTGAAGAAATGTGTGATAAATATCCAGAACTAGATGAATATTATGGATTACGTTCAAATAAAGGATATGCTTCTAGGAGACATTTGGACGGAATAAGGAAATATGGTTGTACTAAATTCCATCGTAAATCTTTTGGATTATGTAAAACAAGTAAAGAAATAATATTACAAGATACATAAAATAAAATTGAAATACAAATAATTAAGTAAAAACCTACTATTAAAACACCTTATTACTATATATTATGAATATTACGGAATCATTATCTTGCGTTTCATCAATTGAAGATCCTCATAAATCATATAAGGGGTTTAAGTTTATATTTGCTATAAATTTGATAAATAAGCCGGGTGAAAATACATGGTCTGTACCAAATAGACGTTTTATGTTAAATTCTCTACAAGGGAAAAAACTTATGGGACAATATATTACTTCAAATTGGTATAGCAAACAATATGATAAGGGACAGTCATTACGATTTGCAATATTAATGGTTCAAAACGACTGTGCTATAGCCAAGGTTGAAAAAGATTTAAATAGTCTTGGTAATCCATTCCCTACAATATTTGATATTCCACCATATGTAAAAAAATTCAGTTTCTTTGATATGACTCCTATATTACTAGATACTTGTATCAATTGTTCATTTTATTCAGGGGATTTTACATTTACAATGAGAGCAATTAATTGTAAATGGGATTTATTGCGTTTAAATATTTATAAAAATTCACAAGATACTTGTACAATTTCTCATCCAGAATTTGAAATATTCAAGCCATTTTGAGTAATGAATGATATAATAAATTTTTTTATTGAAAATTGATTTATATAATAGGTTTAAAAACTTATTATATAATTATTAATACAATGGTTCGTTACTGTGTATTTGATACTGAAACAACGGGATTACCCAAGAAAAGAAATGCTAACCCTTTAAATCACGAGTTATTTCCTCATGTTGTCCAATTAAGTTGGATAATTTATGATGATGTTAAAGATACAATAGATAAAATTCAAGATCATATTATTAAATTACCAGAAGGTGTAGACATTCCAGAAGTATGTTCGAAGATACACGGAATTACTAACGAAATATCACAAGAAAAAGGAGAAGATATTAATGATGTATTGCGATTATTTACTGCCGATTGGTTGAGTTGTCACATTTTAGTAGCGCACAATTTGAAATTTGATAACAGTGTTCTTCAAGCAGAATATTGTAGAAATAAATCTATAAATTGGTTAGGTCGTCACAGAAAAATAGAATATTGTACTATGAAAAAGGGTTTATTATGGACAAACTTTTGGTTACCAAGTAAATTTAAACCAGATCAAAATTACCAAAAACCCCCGAAACTAATGGAATTACATCATGAGTTGTTTGGAACAATTCCAAAAAATTTACATAATTCTCTTATTGATGTATTTGTAACATTTCGATGTCTTCATCAAATGATTTATGAGAGAGATTTATTTGATGGGAAAAAACATGTTGAACTTACAAATTACTATAAAAATATGTGCGGATTGTAATTAATTCATTAATTAATAAATATTGAATTAATTTTTTTTTCGTTTTGTTTTGCGCCTTGTTTTACGTCTTGTTTTTTTCTTTTTAGAACCACCTTCATAGTCTCCTTTTCTATATGCGGCATCTATTACATTTGGAAAGAGTAGATTTTTAAGACTTAAGGTTGGAATACTTAAGCCTGGTATATCAAAGTTTTTAAGTATTTTGGTAATAATAGAAGTATATTTTATTATCAGGTCAATAAATGGTTTTAATCCATGTATTTTTTCCAAAAACTTTAAATCAATAGAAACACCAAACATAGATAAAAATATTGTTATTGCGATAGTTCCTAAAATACGCACAGGAATGAAATATAATTTTGTTCCGGACTTAATAAGTTTGTCAACAGATTTACCAATATTAGCATCACCAGGAAATAAAAGATATATACCCTCTTGCGTGATTTTATAAATTTTTACACCTAATTCTTTTGCTTTTTCTATAAATGCTAAAGGGTTTAAGTCTAATTGATCTAATATAGCTTTTCCAACTTCAATAGAAGCTTTTGCGAAGTTTTTAGCATTTTTTGCTGCTTTTTCATTATATGGAGCAGTAACATCAATAAGTTTTTTCTCTAAAGTGTTATCGGTAATTTCTGTGGCCCCACCACGCATTCCTCCTTGTTTAGCGCCATAAGAAGCGAAAGAAATAGGTATTGCGTCATCTAAGTCATCTAAGTCATCGTCAATATCACTATCAGCTTCAGGTGCGTGAGACCAATAACAATCCTTAGAACAATACCCCATATCATCACTCTTAGGAGCATAATTCCCTCCACAATTTAAACAATTTTTTTGGATTATTTTTCTTTTTGGTATTTCAGGTTCTTTTTCATCTTTACCAATTATATCTTCCAACGTCCAGCCAGGTTTATATGAGTCGTTGTTCATAGTTATATACTCATTAGAAAATTATGAACCGCACATTAAACAATCTTCTTCCTCCTCTACATTTGATGTCTTCTTATCAGGTTCAATTGTAAATTGCTGAGGAGCAGCTTTTGCTTTTGTGCGTAAATAATATATACCTGTCTTTAGTCCTTTCTTCCAAGCAAACATATGCATAGCAGTAAGTTTCTTATATGTAGGTTCTTTCATCCATAAATTAGTGCTTTGACTTTGACATATAAACGCTCCTCTATCAGCAGACATTTCTAAAAGATGTTTCATAGGAATTTCCCAAACAATTTTATATTTTTCTTGTAATCCTTTTGGAATTCCTTTAATATTTTGGACAGAACCACCTTGTCTAATAATACCATTTTTAATATCATCTGTCCATAATCCTAAATCAATTAGTTCTTTAAGTAAGAATTTATTAATGCATACAAATTCACCGGCAATAGTTCTTCGAACATAAATATTACTAGTAAAAGGTTCAAAACATTCATTATTTCCTAAAATTTGTGAAGTAGAAGCGGTGGGCATCGGTGCGAGCAATAGTGAATTTCGCAATCCGTGTTCTTTTATATTTAATTTCAAGTCATCCCAGTCATAACGATTAGATGGAGTAACATTCCACATATCAAATTGTAAAATACCTTGACTTGCTGGAGAACCTTTAAAAGAACTATATGAACCTTCGTTTTTTGCTATTTCCATGCTAGCTTCTAAAGCACCGTGATACATAGTTTCAAAAACATTTTTATTGATTTGTTTTGCTAGATCACTATGAAAAGGAATATCCATTTTTGCGAAGGCGTCTGCTAGGCCTTGAATACCAATACCGATGGGTCTATGTTTTTTATTACTATTATCTGTTTTATTTGTAGGATAATAGTTTATATCAATAACATTATTTAAGTTATATGTAACAATTTTTGTAACTTTATGAAGCAGGTCATAATCAAAAGAATTTCTAAGAAGGTTTAATGTATTGGTATATCCACCTATCTTTTCTTCTCCGTGTAAGAGTAAAGGTAAAGTTTCAACATTGAATAGTTTTTTATAATCTTCAAATCCATCAGGTTCTATCATAATTTGTGTGTATTCGATATTTTTCTTTTTAAGTAAATATTTCAATAAATCACACCATTTACAATCATTTTTTGTATAAACCGTTATTTTTTTAGTAAATGGGGACTTTGTTTCTTTAATGAATTTACTTAATGCTATAGAAGCCAAATTACATACAGCAGTTTCATTTTCATCACTATATTCTATTATTTCGGTGCATAAGTTACTAGATTTAATAGTTCCAAGATTTTTTTGATTAGATTTTTTATTACAAGCATCCTTATAAAGCATATAAGGGGTTCCTGTTTCAATTTGACTATCTAGAATTTTAAACCAAACATCACGGGCTTTGACTGTTTTGATACCCTTTCCTTCTGTTTCATATTTAGTATATAGTTCTTCGAATTTATCACCATAACAATCACTAAGACCAGGGCAAACATCAGGACACATAAGAGTCCAATCTGCATTTTGACTAACTCTTTTCATAAATAGGTCAGGTATCCATAGAGCATAAAACAAATCACGTGCGCGCATTTCTTCGTCTCCATGATTTTTCTTCATTTCCAAGAATTCAAAAATATCACCGTGCCATGGTTCAAGATAAATAGCAAATGACCCATGTCTTTTCCCACCTCCCTGGTCTACATATCTTGCTGTGTTATTAAATACACGTAACATTGGAACAATACCATTACTAGTTCCATTTGTTCCTCTAATATGAGAGCCAGAAGCCCTAATATTATGTATATGTAAACCAATGCCACCGGCCCATTTTGAAATAGCAGCACAATCAGATAATGTGTTATAAATACCTTTAATACTATCTTTTTCCATAGCAATTAAATAGCAAGAACTTAATTGTGGCCTGGGAGTTCCAGCATTGAAAAGAGTAGGAGTAGCGTGTGTAAAATATTTTTTACTCATATAATTGTAAGTTTCTTCTACTTTTTCCATATTATCTTTATGGATTCCAATAGCAACTCTCATCCACATTTGTTGAGGCCTTTCAACAATAATTTTATTAATGCGCAACAAATAAGCACGTTCTAATGTTTTAAATCCAAAATAGTCTATGAAATAATCTCTTTCATAATCAATCATAGATTGAATTTTTTGTTTATTATTTTTAATGATATTAAATTGTTCTTTTGAAATAATTGGATGATGTACTCCGTGAACATCCTTGAAATCATACAATTTTTTTGATACTTTATACATATCATGATTTGTATTTTTATGATGATTAGAAATAAGAATTCTACTAGCTAAAATACCATAATCTGGATGGGTAGTAGCAAGTGATGCGCATTGTTGTGCTGTTAATTCATCAATTAATATAGTAGATATTTTATTATATAATCTATCTATAATTTTCTGTACTAAACTAGTATAATTTACACTAAGTTCATTTTTTCCAAGAGCTTTTAGCCTTTTGAGTATTTTATCAAACGAAATATTCTCTGTTTTTCCATTTCTCTTAGTTACACAATCTTCAGTATTCATAATATAAAGTAATTTATATTATAAATTTTAAGTTGTTGTTTTAATTTAATAATTTAAGTTTTTTGAAAAAAAATAACAATATAATTATATAATGAAAAATGTATTAAATAAACTCTTATTTTTAGGTGCTATTTTATGTATGGCTTTAGTATTATCAGGTTATACTAAAGAAGGCTTTGAGTGTTCTCTAAAGAATTACCCAAATATTTATCAAGATGAATTAATAAAAGGTTCAAAGTTGAATGCTGGTAAGATGTATCAATTTAGCGAAGCTTTAAAAGAAGATGAAAATAAAAATGTTGTAGAACCAGGTTTTAATTGTCGCCGCGTTGGATTTTTTTGTTCGTCCCTCAATTAGTTTTTTTATCAAATGATTCTGTTCTTACTTTAATTACAATATTTTGATTTTTATCTATTTTTGGACTATCAATCAAATCACACTCGGCAAATAAATTTTTAGTTTTTTCTTGTAATAAATCAAGTGATGTAGGAGTTAGTTTCTTTTTCCTTTTACTTTTAGGCTTGCGGTGTTCATAACCTTCAATGCGTTCTTTTTTAATTGTATCCCAAATACCTTTCATTTTTGGCTGGACATATCTAAACCAATTTTTATTCCTAGGAACCAATACACAAGAATAATCCTCTAAATACCAATAAATTTTACATACAAATTCCATATCAGTTGTTTCGTCTAAAGTTTTATTATACCAAATATCAAATTCTTTTTTTGATAAATCTACGGGTGGATACTTATATACAGGTTGTTCACCATCATAAAATCTGATAATAATTCCTTTTCTTTTTTCACTTGAAGTTCTAGTGAAACTATCACCGTCAGCATTATATTCTTCCATATTTTCATATTGTTTAAATACTGTTTCTAAAAAGTCACATTCGTCAAAATCCCAAACTTCCATTTGCATTTGCATTTGTATCCAATATTCTTTTTTTGGGATTCCAGTAAGTTGCCTTGTAGTTGGATTTTTAACCTCAACCATTCTACCATATCTATCATTCTCTTCTTTAATGTTTATACCATCAGGAGAGGCCAAAAGATATGGATAAGATTTATGAGCCATACAACCAAACTCACCTACTACCGTATTATAATCATACTCATAATGCATAATAGATAATGGTTCAAATAAATGACCATTATGAAATGCTGTTGTAATATTAGTAGATTTAGAGAGTCTCATATTCATTGGCTTACATTTACTATAAATTAAACTATTTTGCATTGATTGACTATCAATCGCTTTCCAAATATCACTAGCTGATAACCCACTCCGTCGAAATTCAAACCATTCTTTACTTCTTTGTTCTAATTGTGGTGTATTCAAATATTCCTCAAGTAATTTTTTTACCTTTTTATTATTAGGTTTATTAATTATAGTCGTATTACTATAAGATCTAAATGCGTTGTGTTTATAAAAGTAAATTTGAATGGCATCCCATACTTGCCCGTCCAGATCAAAACTAGACAAATCTATAGCATTATAATATGTTTTATTTATAGTATCTAATACTTCTTCAAATAATATCTCGTCAAAGTGTTTATCGCTGTAAATATGAATATTATTTGTTAATATATCATTTATAAAATAACAAATACTTTCCTTAAGATCATCTATATCTTTTTCATTTACTTCCAGATCTTTCACTTCTATATCGTCGATAATATCTTTAAGTAATTTTAAATCGTTCCAGAAGACATTAGTCATTATTAGTAGTATATATAATTTATTCTTTATTATTATTATCAATTTTAGTTTTTTTCCGCCTAATTTTCGTAGTTTTGTTTTTAGGTTGGCTCGATTTAGATATTTTTTTTTCTGCCTTGCGCAATGTAAATTTTCTAGAACTATCATTATATGATAGTGCTGGGATAGATAAGATTTTATTTGTTTTAATACAATAAATAACATCTTTAGTTTTTTGTAACTTTTTCCGTTCTAAACAACTTAATAAATAACGCTTTAATACAGAAGTCTTTTCAGGGGTATATTTTTTTTCCTTTGAAAATTCTAATATATATTGGTTGATTTTTTTTAATTTAGTTCCATTACCCAGTTTTGTCCAAGGTTTATTTATATTCATTTCTTGTTCCTTTTCTAAAAATCGTTCTATATTACTTGTATTAGGAGTTGTCTCGTAAATTTTTGTATTATTATTTAATAACATTGTTTGATACTTAATATTTTTTAATTCAAGACATTCTTCTTTTTTTATTTTTTGTTCTTCAGTCATGTATATATATTTGTTCTTAAGAGTTTATATCCATTTTTTATAGTATTGTTTTAATTTATATGAAGTCTATTAAAATTATTGGTAAGAGAAATGTAGATAGTTTTAAACCCAAAGAAGAACGAAAAAGAAAAATATTAAATAATGTTACTGAAAAAAATGAACTAATAAAAATTAACCAACATACTCTGATAAAAAAATTATGTGCTGATGAAGAATTTTCTGGAAATAGTTTTGTGAAAAAAGAATTGGAGAGAAAAATAAAAAGCTATAAAATGCAAGATATTAAAAAAAACAAATTTAATGAGGAAAAATTAATAAAAATAGACGAATGTATCGACAAGTTAGTATTATCCAAGATGAAATGCTATTATTGTAATCAAGACTTGTTACTAATATATGAAAAAGTTAGAGAACCAACACAATGGACCTTAGATAGACTTGATAATAATATAGGACATATAACAGAAAATGTTGTTATTTGTTGTTTGAAATGTAATTTAAAACGAAGAACTACAGATGATAAGAAATTTAAATTTAGCAAGCAAATGAAGATAATAAAAAAAAATTAATATAAATTAATAATATAAATGAGTGGAAAAGTACCTAAAAGAGTATCAAGTGAAAGAACCGGTGGTTCTAGAGAAGGAACTAGAATTGTAAACGGAGTAAAAATGAATGAAGGGGCTGTTCTTTTAGGTCTAGTCGGCAGCGTAGGACATAGTAGAACAACTTGGAACATATTAAAAAAAAAGTCATTTACTAGTCAATTACAAGTAGATTGTAAAGAAGGCAAAATCCCCCAATCCACATGTAAAATTATTACTAATAGCATGAAATTATTTTAAAATTTTTTAAATTTACCATATATACTTCTATATTGTAAATTACATAAATTCTTGTATCTAGGCATATTTTTATAATGAAATTTTCTCCATAGATTTTGAAATTTTTCAATCCCATTATGTTTAACACAAAAATCTCGGTCTTTAAATCTATACATAATCACCGGACTTATCTTTGATTGAAATGGGATTACTTTATTATAATCTACACATCCAATAATCCCATCGTAAATTATGTCTTCTTTATTAAAACTTAGTTCTACTAAATTTTTAGTATTGAAATAATTAATATAATTTTCCTCTTCATTGGTAATACCGTGATTTTTGTTATTCCATTTTCGGTAAATAGCAAGAATAACTTGTGGTGGGTATGTTTCACTTAGTCCTTCCATAATTATAATGTTATTGTAATTATTATGAGTTAAATTATTTCAATTTTTTAAGTTACACATATAAATGAATAAAAAAGTTCGTTTTACACAACATTATAAAATTAAAATATGGACACCTAAAAAAAGTGAAGAATACAATAAAACAAATAGGTTTGAACGTATAGATACAAGAAAAGAAATAATACCGATAGAAGAAGAGTTAGTACAAAAACACGAAACTAATTATGAAATAAATACGCGCGAATTAAATAGCAACAGAATTACAGAACGAGACAAAATAGTAAAATTAGGAAATCCTTTTATGAAAGAAAATAATTATTTAGAAGATTTAAGAGTTCAAGATAATTTTTTAAGACCACAAAATAGTAATATAAGTAGTAAAGATAATAAGTATTTAAAAACAGATTAAAATATTACACTATATGAGTTCAGGATTATCAACACAGAATAGTTTATTATTAAAAAAATTATTAGAGTTTTATAACAAAGATGGTAATATGGAAAAAATCTTACCTATAATTAATGGAGAATCTCTTATTTCATTAAGACTTGTAGATTGGTTTGCCACAAATTATTCTAAGAAATATTATACCGTTTATTTACTTAAGGATAATTATGGAATTGAAAAACGGTTCAAGGTATATATTGATTACAAGTTAAAATTAAAGGCATATAGTAAAAAAAGATTTGACCCATTTTGCCGATGGGATAGAATTACCATTCCTTATAAAAATGACTGTGTAATCCAAACAACTATTGGTCAGTTAAATTTCTTCAAATGGGTATTAGAATATAAAATATTAGATTATATTGAAAAAAACATTAATGAAATAAAGAAAGACCAAGACAATAGGAATAGTACCGCAAAAAATAGAAAGGTTAAAATAAAAAAAACACGAAAAAAACGAGAAGAATTATCTATTTCAGCTTCTAAAAGCATTAAAAAAGAAAAAGTAGAAATAATAGTTGATTTTAAGTAAATTAATTTTATATAATATAATTATATATGAAATTAATATTGATTTTAGGAGTTACATTATTAGTTGTTCTTATATGTCAAATTTATATGAGTTTAAAAGATAAAGAGGGGTTTAGTAACGAAACATTACAAGCTGGTGAGCGTGCTTTTTTAAATAAACAAGAAGATTATTGGGGATTGAGAAGTGTTGGTATCGGCGCAGGTCTTTTAAAAACAAACCCTGATGTAAATACATGGTTAAAATTAGATAATAATAAAGATTTAAAACAATTTACACCAGAAATAGGAGGAAGTCAAAGTGAAATGGATAAAAAGATTACAAAATGTAGAGTATTAACAAGTTGTGATCAACTTCAGGAAGGTGACCAGGGTGATTGTGGATATTGTGCCTACGATAAAGAATTTAGATATGGGGGAAAAGATGGACCAGCACCTGATGTTTGTCCAAAAAAAGCATGGACAAATAACAGAGAAAAATGTAAAGAATTGCGTGAAAAAGAAATATGTTCAAATGTAAAAAGTTGTGGCGATTTATATGGCGAATCGGCTGATGTTTGTGGATTTTGCCCAACTACAGGTACAGGAATGGTCAAAAAGGAAATAGGAGATAAGTTAATGCCCAAATATAGCGATGATGTTTGTGGTGGAGATGGAGCTGGTTTATTGTCTGCCGATAAATGTGGACAATTTTTAAAAGATCACCCTTGTATTACCCCCTATTATTTATCAGGACCTCATAGTGCCGCATGTGTTAGAAAATTATGGAAAAATTCTGGTTGTACAAATAATACACTATATGGAAAAACTCCTCAGAAATTAGGCGAATCTATTAAAATGCCTTATAAAGATGCTGGTAACATTATGAATGATACTAATAACTCTACACGTTCTAATATATATAATACAGCTATTCAAAATAGTGATTTATGTTTTGGTAATCATGATAATATTGATCCATGTGATCCAAAATTCAGTAAAGATGGTATTCCCCATCCCGAATGTTTAAAACGTGAATTTTTAAAAGTAGGGTGCGATACGAATGGAACAGGATATAAAAATATATCTCAAGGTGTTAATGGTTCAAAAACTCACGTAGGTAAAGTGTCGAAATATAGCAAAGATCAGATAAGTTGGAATATTCCAGGATTTAGTTATCCGTTATCAAGTTCAACAAATGCTGATAGTTATAAGAATACAATTGAAAGGGTAAATAAATTGATGGTTGAAGCAGGTGATTATACCACGCGCTCTGATACATCAATGATTTGTCTAGGAACTACACCACCTCCCCCACCTCCCATAACAGCAGGATGTTCTGTAACAAAATTACTTTATCCAATAAAATATACAGGAACTGTTACAAAAATGAATGGCTCTACTTGCGATATTATGTGGACAGAAAGCATTAATTTAACAACAAATAAAAAAGAAGATAGAACAACTATGGATAGAAATACACAGGCCGCTGTATTTGGGTGGCCGGCAATAGACCCAACAGGTCAAACAAGTCTAGAAACTAGATATACAAAAGGCCAATTGGCTATTAAAGACGCGTGTGGAGATATAAAATCAGGATGTAAAAGAACATGTCAAGAAACAATACAAGATGTATTATATAAATATCCACCACCACGCGATTGTATCGTAGGAAATTGGGGAGGTTATAGTAATTGTAGTAAAAGTTGTGGAGGGGGAAATCAATATAGAACAAGGCCAGTATTATATGAAGCAAAATATGGAGGAAAAGAATGTCCCGTTACAAAACAATACAGAGTGTGCGCACAAACACCGTGCTTGAATCCACATTTTGTAGACTAATTAATATATATTTTAATTAAATAATATATTAATATAATATAAAATGTTACCAAAACTATTGTTAATGGCGTCTGCATCACAGGGTATAGTTGGAATTTTAGCAGTTAGCATAACAGTATTAGTATTTTCTACATTAGGATTAATACCAGGATATACTTGGAATATTGTGGCTTTATTAGGAGTAATGTTTATTTATATAAAAAATTATAACGATACAGAGTTATTTATAGTTTATTCTTTGTTTTTTATATCTATTTTAGGATTGTTAGGACTTTTTCATTCAACAATTAAAAACAAAAAAGAGGGGTTTTATGTAAGCGATATGAGATTAATAAGTCCAAATATAAAAGCGAAACAATGTCAAGATGCTTGTGAAGCAGATAGAGAATGTAAATATTCCATAATGCCTTTAAATACAAGCGAAGCTTTTCCAGCAAAAGAAAATAAGTGTTGGTTATCACAAGGATTATCACAAACAAAATTTGGAAATAGTAGTACAGGATATGACGTTTGGAGAAATAAAAAGTATAAAGAACCTATTGTTATTAAAAGAACGTTTGATTGGCCAAACTGGAATGTTGGTAGAGGTGGATTTTTTAGTGGAACCGTTGTACAAACAACACCTAGCAAACCCGATAATATAACAATTAGATATGAACGGTTTGCGCCAATGTATCCTAAAAATTTAAATTTTTCTGCTGTTTTGAAAGATCAAGGTTGGGGTAACTCAACGAAGGGCATTTATATTAGATTAGAAGGAATGAATGGAGAGAATATACATCAAGTTGAATTAAAAGCGCCTAGATCGGTAAGAAATATAAGAAAAAGAAGGTGTGAGTCATATAGATGTGGAAGTTATTTTAAATTTGACTTTTGGAATGGTGGTTTCTGGAAACCAAGATATTGTCCTCGATGTTATTATTATTCACAATCAGTTGCAGGTCCAATGATATCTGAGTCTAAGTATGTTCCTAATTTACCAAACAAATTAGTATCAGCAGTCCGTGTTTGGGCACAAACACGGGGCCAAGGCCACAGTTTAATGGGATCAAAAGTCGCTTATAGTTTAACAGCCTACACAAAGTAATTATTGTTTTATATAAAATAAAATAATAATAAAATATATACAAATGAAATCAAGTTTAGGATATATTGTAATAGGAATTTTTGTAGTAATATTAGCAATAAGTTGTTTTATAAAACAACCAGTTTCTTTATATGAAGGATTAGATAATAATGCTTTGTTTGGTGAGGCTGATACTAGACAGACAAATTATTTAAAAACACAAGATAAGTATTGGGACCATCGTAAATTCCCCCAAACAGCCCCGGGTTTGTCTAATGATGTAAAATTTAAAAAATTAGATTTGGAACGTAAAAAATTAGAAGACACAAATCCTTCAGCACATGTTGATGTTAGTGATATTGGAAAAAAAATAGAGAAATGTAAAATAATCAATAAAACATTTAATTGTGCGGAAGTTACTGAGGAAAGTGGTTGTGGTTATTGCTGGGAAACAAATAAAATTATGTATGGCGATGCCAATGGTCCTGTTGCCGACGTGTGTGGTAAAAATTGGATAAAACCAGGACCAAAAGCAGCATTTCAGTGTCAAAAAATTAAAGAACAAGCTATTTGTAAGCAAATGAAAGATTGTGGTGATACTGGTGGAGAAAAAAGTATTTGTGGATGGTGTCCAACGAAAGCAAAAGGAATGGTAAAAAAAAATTTACCAGGAGGTGGGTTTGGAACTAAATACGACGACGATAAATGTAATTGGAAAGAAGAAATATTAGCAGCAGGAGATACTCGATTTGTTGAGAAAAAGGATTTAAAAACAAAATTGCCTAGTCAATTTGGTTCAAGTCGTAAATGGCATGATAGAGACGGAACAACATACGACTGTGAAAAATATGCCGAAGGTAATAATTGTAAGTCGTGGGGAAATGGTTATACTTATCAAAATTTGACCGGAAACAAAGCGTGCGTGGCTTGTGGTGGAGGAACAACTGGTTTTGATTTTAAAGGTGATTTATTATATGGCGCGGAACAATGTAAAAAATTTGAAGAAAAATTTCCTTGTTTAGCACCAAATTGGAAAACGGGTCCTCATAGCCAGGCGTGCTTAAATAGTTTATGGAATCGTTCAGGGTGTAATGGAAATTTAAACGAACGGGTATATGACCAAGATGATTATAATTGGTGGAATAGTCATTCTTACATTTTAGCCGGAGATAACATGAAACAATATCCCAATTATGCTAATAATGAAAAAGATTATCAAAAATCAGACCAATATACTCAAAAATGTTATGGTAAGCCAGTGGATCCTTGTGAAACAAGGTTTAATCCTCGCCCACCTCAATGCTCAACAAAAATATTTAAACAACAAGGATGTACAGAAAATGGTAAATATTATCCAGATAATAAAGATAATTGGTTATCGACTGATACTCAATGGGAAAAGGGTATATCAGATTCAAGTTATTGGTCAAATAATACATTGGCAAATAAAGTAAGAGAAATACGAAATGCTTTTTCTCGTGGAAGCCAAAATCCAAAATCTAATTTTAGCGATTTAATTGATAAAAGTGAACAATGTTATGGTACTAAACCAGAAATTCCTTGGTCCAAACCATGTTGGCAAGACTTTATTGAAATGATGACTGTAACTGATTATATCATACTAAAAGAAGGAGCATTAAATTTTTCCGGAAATAGTGGTGGAGGATTTAAGTCTTTATTACCAATAACCAATACAAATAAAACTTGGAAATCAGGTATGGCGTGGAAACCTGGATATAATTTGACAAAAGAAATGTATGAAAAGGAATATTTTCCATTTTGGCTTTTTGTTAAAACAAATAAAGAGGTTTGGAATGGTAAATGGTTAGAGTTTAAACAGGGGTGTTTGGATGTTCCAGGAACAAAATTAGGAGGAGACCCTACAAATGCTAGTTGGAAAGGATGGAATGTTTGGGGTAATAATGCTCCTGAAGGACAGGGTGATTGTGATAATGACAGAGACTGTCTTGGTGATTTAAAATGTGCTCAAAATCCTTCAAGTTTACCTGGCGTAAAAAGCAATGGACTATTAGGCAATGGGAGAGATTTCTGTTACGACTATAAAAAATATGGATTACCAAGTAATGGAGATTATTTATTATTTATGGAAGGTTCTCCATTTGTAAAGGCTATACCAAGTAAATCAACTATAAATGCTGCTAACAACACCGGGCGTTATTTTAAGGCAGGTAGTAATTTTATTTTAACAAAACAATCTTATTTACAAGAAGATTTCCCATATTGGAAATTAATTCGCATTTCTAAGTCAAATTAATAAATTAAATAACTTAATAAAGATATTTTAAGTTATTTAAATATTATTATGGATTATATATATCAACTATTTATGGGAAATACTACATCTACAAGAAAGGTTAATTTTGAGGATGTTCAACATTCTATGAAAAATAATTCTAAATTTATACTGATTAATACGTTAAATAGTTCAAGGCAAGATGTGTTAATAAAAAACACAGTAGCAATTAATAAAGAAGAAGAATTAATTAACAATTTGATAAAATCAAATCAAAATGTAAATATAATAGTATATGATGAAAACGCAAATGCTCCTAATTTAATGAAAAAATATGATCAATTAATTGGATTAGGTTTCATTAATGTATTTATATATCCAGGTGGATTATTTGAATGGTTATTATTACAAGATATTTATGGATATGAAAATTTTCCTACTACAAAACAGGAAACTGATATAATAAAATTTAAGGGCAAATCTATATTTAATAATTATTATTTAACAAATGATATTGATTAACAAGTTACCATAGTATGAAGATAATCGTCACATAAAATCCCACAATATTTTTTAATAAATGTTTGTATTGCTAAGTCCCAAGTATCAGGTATTTGTTTTATAAATTCTGTATTTCCGTTTAATTTTAAAACAGGAATTTCACTACTATTTAACCATTCTTCATGATAATTATGACAAGATTTTAAATACGATAAAGGTATTTCTTCTCCTTTTCTATTGCGAATATTTACTCTTTCAAGTGATTTTTCCGGTTGTGTTGCTACATAAATAATACCCGAGAATGGAAAATCTTTTACAAATTCATCAAACCATTTTAAATAGATTTGTATTTCTATTTCATTCATTGTTCCATTTTTATATAACATCTTCGCAAAAACATTTTTATCTGTATATACTGACCTTTCACAAATAATAATACTATTATTATCGCAAGTTTTCATTAATTCTTTTAGTTGATGAACTCTTGAAATATAAGCCATCATTTGAAATGGAAAAGCGTATTTTGTTTGATTTTCATAATAATTTTCAATTGTATTTTTACCATTTTTATCTTTTATACTTTCCCAAATATCAACTGGTTCTGGTAAGTAATGTATACTATAGTTATTTAAATGTTTATATTGGGTTTTCATCAACTTAATAAGAGTTGATTTTCCACTTCCTATATTTCCATCGATTGTAAATATATGCATTGTTATAAAGTATATTATTATATATGTTTAATTCAATTTATTAAATATATAAAATTGAATTAAACATATACACCATAATTAACATTATTAACACTATAATGGATCTTAAACAGCAAAAACTTGTTAAAAGTGAATGGGAATTTTTAGAAGTTCCCGTCGATAGTAAGGAAAAAAATATATTAAATATTATTTATAATTCTTATGGAAATACTAATTTTTCGAAAAATGATTCGATGAGTCTTCTTGGTTTTATGAAAATACCAAATGAAGATGATTCATTTCATTATTATTTATATGAAGAATATTTTAAAACAATGTGTAAAAAAATTATTAAAAAATTTGAATTGTCTATAAACATTACACGACAAAGTAAAAAAAAGAAACCTATAAAAAAGGCAGATATTATACGGATTAAAAGTTTATCAAAAAAAATTGATGATGTAAAGGATATTATATTCGAATTTATATTAATTGAAAATATTTATCAATTCTTTAATAAAAATTATAATAGTAAAAATTACTATAGTCTAACACAATTGATGAAAAATAAAATTCTATATACTAATAAATATGTCTTACTTTTGGTAAATGAAGTGCTAATACAATATAAAACAAAGGTAAGTAAAAAAATGTTAATAAAAAATGCATTAAGTCATATTGAAAAAAATGTCGATTTATTTAAGTTTGCCGATATGAAACTATATTCACACCAGGCAGATTTGTTTGAATCTACATATAGAGAAGGTGCTAAACTTATATTATATCAAGCTCCTACTGGAACAGGCAAAACAATGTCTCCCGTTGGATTGGCAAAAGGAAATAAAATTATATTTACTTGTGCTGCTAAACATATTGGACTTCAATTAGCAAAGGCATTAATTAGTATGGAAATACCCGTAGCAATCGCATTTGGCTGTTTAGATTCTGCTGATATTAGACTACATTATTTTGCGGCAAAGGATTATGTAAAAAATAGAAGAACAGGTGGTATTTTTAGAGTAGATAATAGTAATGGTGAGAAAGTTCAAGTTATTATTACAGATATCCAATCTTATTTACCAGCAATGAATTATATGTTAGCATTTAATGAACCTGAAAAAATTATTTGGTATTGGGATGAACCGACAATTACACTTGACTATGATATTCATCCTTTTCATGATATTTTACAAAAAAATTGGAAAAAAAATGAAATTCCCAATATTGTTTTATCTTCAGCCACTCTACCTAATAAAGAAGATATAATGCCTATGACTGTTTATTTCAATACTAAATTTAAAACCAATAATGTTCAAGAAATCATTAGTTATGAATGTAAGAAATCAATACCTATCTTAGATGCTAACGGTAATATTGTTATGCCTCACTTTCTATTTAAAAAATTTAAAAAACTCAAGAAATGTGCTAGACATATTGAAAGGAATAAGACTATATTAAGACACATTGATGTGAATGAAATGATAAAATTTATATTATATGTGAATAAAAATAAATTTGTAGCAAGTCAGTATTTACTAGATGATTATTTTGAAAATTTTGAAGATATAGAAATTATTAGTTTAAAAGTATATTATTTGAGATTATTATCATTGGTAAAAGATAATTGGGATAAAATATATAATCATTTTCAAGGAAAAAATAGAAAGATGTACGATTCCGTTATTAAAGTCACTACAAATGATTCTTATACTTTGACTGATGGTCCAACCATCTTTCTAACTCAAGATGTAAAAAGAACCGCAATGTTCTATTTAAGAGTTAGTAATATTCCTGAAGATGAACTTGATAAGATTTTGGCTGTTATGGATGAAAATGAAGATTATATGTTAGAATTAGAAGAAGTTGAAAAACAAGAAGAACAGCGCAAAGACTTGATTGGTACAGAAACATTGGGTAAAGACCATTCGAAAAATCTAAAATCAGATGAATATAAAATTTATCAAGCATATTTGAAACGAGTAGCTTATTTGAAGGTTAAAATAAAAAGTATAGAGTTAAGTAGTAAATATATACCAAATAGCGAAGCCCATATTAGAAAATGGGCAAAGGAAAAAGACACTAATAAATCATTTACTAGTGAGATTGATGATGAAATTGTAGAAAAAATTATGTATTTAACAATTGATAAAGAATGGAAAATTCTATTATTAATGGGAATTGGTGTATTTGTAAAACACGAAAACAAAGATTATATGGATATTATGAAAAAATTAGCTGAAGAACAAAAATTATATTTAATTATAGCATCAAGTGATTATATTTATGGTACAAACTACCAATTTTGTCACGGATATTTAAGTAAAGATCTAAAAAATATGACACAGGAAAAAATGATACAGGCATTTGGGAGAGTTGGTAGAAGGGGTGCACAAAGTGATTATACCTTGCGTATTCGTGATGATGAATTAATTAAAAAATTATATACAAAGGAAGAAAATAAACCCGAAGTTAGGAATATGAATAGATTATTTACATAATTCATATTATTACATAAAAAATATTATGTTATAATATAATGAAAAAAAATCATTTTTTATTTGGAATTTTAGCTATAGTAATATTATTTGTCTTATTTTCTGTTCTTAGAACAAGTATGATTCCAGCTCATAATCATCATCGTCATCATCGTCATCATCATGGAGATAGACCTGGACCTAGGCCACGACCAAAAAGTCGTTTAATTGGTGGTTGTAGAGGAACTCGTTATGGTTGTTGCCCAGATAGTAGAACTGCGTGTAATGAAGATTGTAGTAATTGTTAAACGCTTAATCCAAAGTTTGAATTAGATAGTGCGAAATACAATATTTTTTTTGTTTCCTTTATTCTTTCTTTTCTTTCCATTTTCTTTTTAGATTTTGGTGATAATGGAACACATATTCTACAATAAGGACATTTTCTAGGAAATTTTGGATTTAAATTACAATCCATACACCATTTATGTTTACAAGGTGAAATATAAAACTTGTTCTTATTTTCACAACATATTAAGCATTCTTCCATATTAATATTATATATATAATTCTTTATATTATTAATATTTTTCTCTCCATTTATTTTTATTTGAAATTATCTGGAGAGAAAAATTAACAATTTATTTCTTCAATGTATACTGGTAAATTAAAATTTTCTGGTCGATATGAATTATCTACCCATTCTATAGACAAAGGCATTGTTTCCGACAATGGAGATTTGCTTGTCCAATTTTCTTTATGCAATAATATTTGTAGTTTTTTTATTCTATTCTTTATTCCTCCCACATTTCTTGGTGGAACATGTTTTAATGCCCATTCAAATTGCATAGATTCTATTTTTGTTGGAAATCCGTGTATTACACATATGTGTTTCCAACCATTTCCTTTACTTGTTGTATATTTAGCCCCACCCTTAATTTCCCCGTTATGTGCTCTCAGTCTCTTTTTCACATTATTCGATACACCTACATAAGTATATCCTTTGTTTTCAATGATATAACAAGACCATTTATCCATTTAAATATATTATAAAATTATTTTTATATATTATTTTAGTTGTAACATTTTCCATTTTTTGTAATGACCTTTACAATATACCAATGCTATTTTTGTAAAAGTTTCATTATAAGGGGTTAAATATTGTTTTAAATGATTTACGTGAATAGAAGTAATTGGACTATTATAATTATATATAAATGAAATATGTGCCTTATTGGGATACCAATCTGGTTTATTTTCAAGGGGTTTTAATTTATAATATAAAGCCCAAAAATCTTCTTCTACACTGACTTCTGGATTATCTAATTCGACATTTATATCTTTTGGGTTTATAGCTAAATATAATCTTAATGCATCAGAATATGATAAGCTATGTTTTATGGTAATGTGTGGTATAAATCCATTAGTAAATTTATACCACGAACTGTTTTCGGAAATAAACCATATACAATATCCAAAATCTTTCATATATATTGTTTTTATTTAAAGTGAAAAAAAGAATATAATTAATGGAAGAAGAACCCAAATATGTAATGTTGAATCCTGTTTGTAGTGTAATTGATGATATAAATGTATGGAGGAGGACACAAGAACCCTATCTAGATTTCAATCATCACATTCGATGGCGAACAGAATTTTATCCAGTAAAATGTTATTTGAAAGATATTGATATAACAAATATAAAAGATTACGCGTTAGATAAGTTTTTGAAATAATAATTAATAAAAAAATTTACTACTAATTATTATTTAGTTTCCACCACGAAGGCGTAGGACAAGATGGAGTGTTGCCTCTTTCTGAATATTGTAATCAGACAAGGTTCTACCGTCTTCAAGTTGCTTTCCAGCAAAGATTAGACGTTGTTGATCTGGAGGAATTCCCTCTTTGTCCTGAATTTTTGTTTTTATATTCTCTATAGTATCGCTAGGTTCGACGTCTAACGTTATTGTTTTACCTGTAAGTGTCTTTACGAAAATCTGCATATTATATGTATAGTTTAATAAAAAAAGGTTTAAACCATTTTTTAATTTAATATTTAAGTTTTTAATTATATATTAATAGTTACATTGTCTGCAGGTATTCAATATTATCAGCTAGTTCATCCAAATCCATATCGCTATCACTATCACTATCACCCGGAAGTGAAGGCGATGCGATTATATGGTCTCCCAATACGTTGGTCATACGTTCTACTATATTTCTATAGTATTCGCAATCTTGTTCCATCTCTTGATATCGTCTTTTCCAGTTGTCTGGTTCCACCGAGCACAGTTTTTTCCTACAAACAGCGCAATCGTTTTTGTTACGCGCTGCCCTAGTGTAACACTCCACACAGAACTTGTGCCCACATTTTGTAATAACTTTATTAGTATCTTCCAAATCATCAAAACATATGTTGCAATGGTTTTCTTCTTGAATATAAGGTTTTGGACGTTTTGGTGTTTTTGTTTTTTTTCTTTTTTTTGGAGCAGGTGGAGGCGTCATGAATTGAGTAGTTGGTGGGGGTGTTTCCATAGTTAAATCGTATGGTTCTACCATTTCAATGTCTTCAAGTGTTTCATCCCATACAGGAATATCGGTGCCTCGGAATGTAACATTGCGCATCCAACACGTTCTGCAATTATGACCTGGTTCTTGACATAAACTGCAAGTTACTGTTCTGGTTCTCGTAGTCATATTTTTATAAGTAGTTTGTAGTATTTATAGTTGTTTGATAGCAAACTTATATTTTCAAAAAAAAAATTCAATTTTCTAAATGTGTTCTTGACTTTTAGAAAATTAAAAAATTGTAAAATTCAAGTGTTTACAATATACCATAAATACACCTGTAATAATAAATAATACACCTATTACCATATCCTTGGTAATTTTTTCATTAAGCAGCCAAACGGAAAATATAAAGTTAAAAACTAATAAAACTCCTTCGGCAATTGGGGTAACAAAGGAAGAATTATATTTTTCTAATAAATAATAATTAGCCATAATAGCAGCAATAGCAATAGCACTAACAATAGAGCCCCATACAACAATATCTTGAGTGAATGCTTGAGTATTATTGTTGTATTTTTTGGGAATACCATGTTTATGATATTGATAAAACATAAAGGGTAAGGCAATAATACCACTAACAAAATAACGAACAAAAGTAAAATAAAAATACCCCATTTTATCAACACTTATTTTTTCTAATATTGGTTTAAGAGCCCAGCCTCCTCCATTTATAGCAAATAACATAATATCATTAAGCATATATAAATTGTGTATATTTTATTGAATGCTAAAAATAATCATAAAATTTTATAAATTATATGATTTTTTAATAAATTAAAAGATTAAAACTAAAATTTGAGACCGTAAATGGTAACAAAATTAACTTAGTTTGAATAAGCAAGACCCCCCATACCACTCATGACGCGAAGGACATTGTAGTTGGTAGCGTAAACGCGGACCTTAGCGGTCTGGGTTCCACCAATAGCAGCGGCAGAAACGATAAGCTGAAGAGTAGCGTTATCAATTCTGGAGAAATTGCAAGTTCCAGATGGCTGGTGCTCTTCAGGGCGAAGGGCAAATGAGTAAACATTGATACCAGTGTCTGGGTTACGTGTGTGGTGCTGGTAAGGCTGAACAAGGTCGAAGTAGGTTCCTTCACGTTCAGAGAAGCGATCCTGTCCGTTAAGCTGAAGCTTAGCGGTTACAACTGGATTTTCACCCCAGCAGTGCATGTTAAGAGCAGTTTCGGCAAGAACGAAAACACCGGCATCTGTAACACCACTGACCTGTGCAGTGGTTCCATTGGCTACGCCACCACGGATAGCACCACCAACAGCACCATCAGGGCCTGCTCCGGTTTGGTTGGTATTAAGGAAGTCATTCTGGGTGTCGTTGAAAAGGCCAGAAGCGTCGATAACGTTGTTATCTCCACGGCTCTGTTTAGCAGAACCGAATGCTAAGATGGAATTAGGAAGAGCATCGATAGCATCGGAGTAATTGAATGGCTGAGCACCAAGGGCCATGTGCATTGTGCGTCCTGGAAGGAACGAGTCACAGTAAGCAACATGAGCATCAGGCTGGACAACCCAAACAAGTTCTTTACAAGGGTGATTGAAATTCAATTTAATCTTGTTTGATGAAGAACCAATTGATTCATCGCCAGTGTATTGAAGCTGTTCAATAAGGTATTCGTGTGGGTTCTGGGCCATACGTCTACGTTCATCAGTATCAAGGAATACGTAATCAACGTAAAGTGAAGCAGCAACGAGAGATTTGCTGTAAGCACCAGGAACCTTTTTCGACTGGGCATTCGAATCGGCATCAACACCAGAAACAGCGAAAAGACATTCGTCTAATGGACGGATTTCGATGTTAATCTTGACTTCGTGGTATTGAAGGGCAATAAGAGGAAGGGCAAGACCAGGGTTGCGGCAGAACCAGAACTGAAGAGGAACGTAAAGAGTAGTTTCTGGAAGAGCTTTGCGAGGGGCACATACAGCTTCAGGGACTGAAGCGGCACCACAAGCGGTAGCAATTTCTGCGAAATCAGGGTCGGTAAGGTATGTAAGCTGAGTAGTGTTACCGATCATTTTGTTGTAACCGGATTCCTGTTCGGAAGTAAGAGTAAGCTGGTTCCAGATGTGCATCCAGTCACCATATTGACGGTCGATACGCTGACCACCAATTTCGACCTCAACCATTGAGATCATCTGTTCACCTGGGCAATCTAACCAACGTGCGTAAACAGAATTATTTCCATCGGCTTGATTGACTTCAGGAAGTGTAACTTGAAGGTAAGTGCGGTATGCAAGGTCACCATTTCTGGAGACAGTGCATTGAACACGGCGACCGAAGTCAGCTTGTCCATTAAAAGTTTGCTCAATTGATTCCATAGCAAAGTTAGTGTGTCTTCGGTATGTAACCTTCCAGAAAGTAATCTGAGGGTTACCTGTAAGATAAACGTCTTGTGCGCCATAAGCTACTAGTTGCATGAGTCCACCACCCATTTTATATATATTGCTAAAGAAAAAAAATTTTAATAATTACTTAATTAATTAATTAATTATTATTAACCTAAATTATTTTATTAATGTCTAGGTTTTCTACCATAAATCGCTTTAAGTAGTCATCTAATAGCACTTCTTTTTTACCTCCGTGGCTTTTAGAAAACACATATTTATCCTTGCGTTTTTTGATTGTCCAACCTTTTTCTAAAGCATTGTATATAAAAATCATTTTTTGTAACAAAATACAATCTATTTTCATTTCATTTGTATCTACATTGATTTCATTTGTATCTAAATTCATATCAATATCCATATAAAAAATAATAGATAATCCTTTTTTTTATTAAACGATATTGATTTTCACTATTTAAAATATAAATAATAAATGCTAAATATTAATATAAGTTTTTATGCCTAATTTTAAACCAAAAGCGAAAAAAAAATTTAAAATTAACAAAAAATCAACAGTAACATTAGACAGCAAGCATAATGAAAAAATGAAATTATTTAATGATATTAAAGAAAATCAGATCCCATTATTAATTTCAAAAAAAAAAGAACTAAAAAACTTACTAAAGAATATATCAAATATTGAAGATAAATTAAATATTCAAGATGAAATTAGAGAAATTACTTCTAAAATAAGGACATTAAAAAAAAAGAAGAAAGAATACTTATTACAAAACTCTGGTATTATTTTTGAATATTTTGAAAAAAAGAAAGAAGTTTCTATGGGAAAATCGAGTAATAAAAATGATATATTACATTCATTCTTTAATAAAAACAAAAAAGATACAATAAAACTAAATAATGAAGATACAACAGTTAATAAGTTTTTAACAAATTTAAATGAAAATTTTATTGATATGAGCAAGTATACTTGTGATTATGAAAAATGTGATAAATGTGGAGGAGAATGGATACAGGTAGATTATAAAGGACTTGTAATATGTGATAAATGTAGCAGGCAAAAACAATTTTTAGTTGAACACGAAAAACCATCGTATAAAGAACCTCCTAAAGAAGTATGTTTTTATGCTTATAAAAGAATTAATCATTTTCGAGAAATTTTGGCTCAATTTCAAGCAAAAGAAACCACTCAAATACCTGAAGAAGTATTGGAAAATATTAAGTTACAAATAAAAAAAGAAAGGATTACATTAAAACAAATGAGTAATAAAAAAGCTAAAGATATTTTAAAAAAATTAGGATATAACAAATATTATGAACATATTCCATTCATCAAAGATAAACTTGGTATAAGACCACCAATTATGAGTCCGGCATTGGAAGAAAAATTATGTAACTTGTTTATGGAAATACAAAAACCATACGCGAATCATTGTCCTGATGATAGAGTTAACTTTTTAAATTACTATTATGTTTTGTATAAATTATGTGAATTATTAAATGAAAACTCTTTTTTACCTTTTTTTCCAATGTTAAAAGACCCTATTAAACGTATTGAACAAGATACTATTTGGAAAAAAATCTGCGCAGAACTTATTTGGGAATTTGTTCCCACAATTTAAATATTATAAAATTGATTTATAACTAGTTTTATAATATATAATATTAATAATGGATTTTTCCGAACATTCCAAACAATTAACAAAGCAATTATCTAAAGAAGAAAAGAAAAATAATGGAATATATTTTACTCCCCCTAGTATTATAGAAAAAATGATAAGGGTATTATTTCCATATTTTAAAAATATTACAAATATTCTTGAACCATCTTGTGGTTCTGGTGAATTTATACAAAGATTTGAACATTTTACAAGATTTAAAATAGACGGAATAGAATTTAACGAGACTATTTACAATTCCATAAAAACAAAATTTAAATCAACCATTTTAAATATGGATTTTCTTGACTGGAATTCAACAAAAAAATATGAACTTATTATTGGAAATCCTCCATTTTATGTTATGAAAAAAAATGAAATAAAAACTAAACCATACGATGAATATTATACAGGAAGACCAAATATATTTATATTATTTATCGCCAAATCATTAGAATTGTTAAGTGAAAGTGGAATTTTAGCTTTTGTATTACCAAAAAATTTTATGAATTGTTTATATTATGATAATTTAAGAAAGTATATATCAAAAAATTATAAAATTATTGATATAATAGATTGTTGTAAAGATAAATATTTGGAAACACAGCAAGATACTATTGGATTAATAATACAGAAACAAAATTGTGTACTAAATAATCCATCATATACAATCAATATTAATAATTATACAATATTTAATACACCAAGTATTATTTCGCAAATAAAAGAGTGTTATAATGAAACTACAACATTGAAAAATATTAATTTTGAAGTAAATGTCGGTAATGTTGTATGGAACCAAGTAAAAGATAAATTAACCGACGATGAAAATGAAACCCGTCTTATTTATAGCAGTGATATTATAGATAATAAACTTTCTATTAAAAAATATAATAATAAAGCGAAAAAAAATTATATAACAAAACCAGGAAAAACTAATTTATTATTGGTTGTAAATAGAGGATACGGAAAGGGTGATTATAAGTTTAGTTATTGTTTGATTGATACAGATAAACCTTATTTGATAGAAAATCATTTGATATGTATAAAATACAAGGGAGATATAACAAAACAAAAATTACGTGAAAAATATAAAACTATTATTAATTCATTAAAAAGTGAAAAAACAAAAAAGTTTATAAATTTATATTTTGGTAACAATGCTATAAATACTACAGAGCTATGTGAAATAGTTCCTATATATCTGTAGTATCTACTTTTTGTGCCCAATCAATAATATTTTTTTCTATATTTTCACGTTGGGGATGAAGAAAGTAATCATTATTTATACCTTTTGGTAAATGAGAAGATCTTTGATCGTACATCGCTCTAGTATAAAATATAAATCCTCTATTATATTCGTCTTCGTATTTTTTTTCATTTTTGTTAAATTCTTCATCTAATTTTCTATGTGCTTCATGATGTGCTATTAAACGGTCGCGTGTTTCTTTTGAAATAATATCTTTTCCTCTAAATATAGTTGTTTTATCATGTTTTTCACTAGTAAATATATAGAAACATTCTAATTTCGGTAATCCTCCATTATACGTAGGTTTTATATCTTTTGATGATTTATCTTCCCAAGGAATTAGTATATTTTTATATTTAATAATTTTATCTGGTGTTTTTTGACTACCAAATGGTTGAATTATAACAGTTTTATTGGGTATATTACTTGCCTTGTCCCAATTTTTTAAATAATGGTTTTTCCAAAATTCTTCACTATTAAATTGAATCTGTTTATTTGAAACTTCAGTAAATCCCCCACTAAGTAAAATATTTTTTGTAAATAATTCATGAGAACCACCTGTATTATTTACATATGTAGCATTAAGAACTTTTCGAAATGATGAAGCTAACATGTTATTACATTATTTAAAAATTATATAAAAAAATGTTTCAATTTTATAATATATGTTAGATAGGTTGTATAAACACAAATGGAAGTTTTTGTTACTAATGATACTTTTTAATTTTAAAAAACATTATAAGTATATTTTATTTTATATATATTCTAAAACTAAAAACGGTAATGCTATTATCGAAGACAAAAAAGAGAAGGCCAAAAATATTATAGAAAAAGAATTATTCAGAACTTCGTTTATACATAATTTTTATTCTATTCCTTGGGAAGGAATAGATGAAGTATATATGAATGAGATTTTGGATGATAGAAAAAACAATATAAATAGTAGAATATCAGGATGTTTATATATTTGTGATACAGATCTTGAAAAGAAAATACAAAAAATAAATAATAAATATTTGTTTTCTAATCCACTTCATCCTGATATTTATCCGGATTTGATTAAAATGGAATCGGAAGTAATAAAAATGGTTGGAAAATTATTTTATATGCCAAAAGAAGGTGGGGGTAATATTACGACAGGGGGAACGGAAAGTACAATATTAGCACTAAAGGCATATAAGAAAATGTATAAAAATAAAAGTTGGTTTAATTTATTTAAACCAGAGGTTTTATGTACACGAACCGTTCATGCTGCAGTAAATAAAGCTTGTGAATTATTAGATTTAAAAATAGTGTATGTAGAATTGGATGAAGATTATATAATGGACTTAAATGATTTATATAGGAAAATAAGTGAAAGAACTTGTGTTATTATTGGTTCTGCTCCTTGTTTTTCATATGGTTTAATGGATCCAATACATGAAATAGGTGAAATCGCAAAACATTATAAAATACCATTTCATGTAGATGCTTGTCTAGGAGGTTTTATTACACAGTATGACGCACATCTAAAATTATCATTTGAAGATAATATTCAATCTATTTCAGTAGACCCTCATAAATATGGATTAACTCCTAAAGGCTCTTCAATATTATTATGGAAGAATAGAACTATGAAAAAATATCAATATTTTATAACAGAAGATTGGACTGGTGGATTATATGCTAGCGTCTCGTTACCTGGAAGTAGAGTAGGGTCTCAAATAGCTACTACCTGGGCAACATTACTATATAATGGTAATTCTAAGTATGAAGATATGTCTTCCAAAATAAAAAATACTACAATTAATTTTGCGGAACAGTTGAGGGATATAGATAATTTTCATGTAATTGGATGGCCAAATGTTAATGTTGTTGCATTTTATAATAATAAATACTCGATTGGACAATTAAGTAAATATTTAAAAAGACAAAATTGGAATATTAATATATTACAAAATCCGATGTGTCTTCACATATGTATAACTCCTAAAAATATAAAATATATAGATTTGTTACTTCTTGCGTTAAAGAATTTTAATAAAGAATCAATTGAAGAAAATATTGACGAAGATATAACAGCAATATATGGAATGGCTGCTGAAATTCCAGACAAAAGTATCATTAAAAATTTAGTAAATTATTACCTGGACATGACCACCAATATTTAATATAATGTTATATTAATGATATTATACGTATTATTATTATTGATAGTATTAATATATTTATTAAAAAGTTTTAAAGTAGTAGAATATTTTAAAGGTGATAAAGATAAATTACATAAAAATATGAAAAAAACATTTCAATCTATGGAAAAAATGTTAATGAAAGCTGGACCAAAAACAAAAACGTTTAGAACGTGTTATCCAACTGGTAGTGCTGATGTGGAAAAATGTTTTAATCAATTATCACAAGTAAAATCTAATGGCGTATATATAACATCTGTTAAAGTCGGTAGTAAGTTTTGTCCGTGGGATAATGGTGGAGATCCAGATTATTGGACAAAAATGAAAGAACAAAAAAAGAAAACAGGCATGGAAGTGTGGGGAATAGTAAATCGTGCTAAAGGTGATGATTTACCTGATTGGAAAAATGCGGTAAATTGTATGTGTTTGGATGGTAAATGTAATGATGACCGTAAAGGTTTATTTAGTGGATTATTATTAGATATAGAAGGAAAAGATATGGATAAAAGCAAGTGTGATAGTATTAGCGATTTAAGTGCCTTGGGAATACCAACCGCTTCTGTTGTTGGTAATGGAACTTGTTCAAATTATAATAACCCCAATGGACATTCATATATATCTATGTGTTATGATGGAGAAATTTGTAAAAAAAAAGATAAATGTTTAAAAAATATAAAGGGGGTAAATATAGATAAATATATGTATTCTACAAGTCAATGGCCATCAGATACTTTATGTACTCCATATGATATATTTCATCCTAGTGTATAAAAATATTAATAATTTAATTAATATTTTTTTTTTAAATTACTTACATACGTGGGAAGCCAACAAGATTAGCGCCGATACCAAAACCAGCACCAGATCGAGCTGAGACAGCCATCGATGGGACATATGTATCAAGGATTGAAAAGGTAGCAGCAGCGGTTAAAGCAATAAGTGCTACTTCATCGAGATTAAGTGATTTCTTTGGGATAGCGTATGCGGCAAGAGCAACCATAATACCTTCGACGAGATATTTAACGGCTCTGCGAACAAGTTCTCCTAAATCTAACATTTGTGCTAATTTTTGAAGCATTTATAAATAATAATAAGAAAAAAATATATAATTAAAATTAATACTTAAAAATGTTAATATATAAGAATTTATAATGAGCACAAGAAAAAGTGGAGTCACTTATCAAAAAAATAACGATGGATCATCAAATCCTAAATACGTGGATCTATTGGAGGAAGATAAACCTGTTTCTGGGCAAAAATTTGTTTGTGTAAGTTTTGTTAGTCCTGAAAATATATTAGTACAAAAAAATCATTTTTTGTTTCAAGAATTCCTAAAACATTATGATTTTTCAAAGAGCACTGAGAAGTTTACTCAGTTTTTAAATTTCATAGCTTATAAACATAATATGGAATTTGATGATTTAATGAAAGATTTTCAAGATTATGTAAAAGGTGAGGGAGATAATTTCGCAAAGAATCATGTATCCGATGAATATAAAAATTTTTTAGATGTGAATGAGGATAGATTATCAGATGAATTCAATAAAGTTCATGATTTTCAAACAAGTGTTAGAGGATTGAAAATTCGTGGAACTTATAGCACTCAGGAAGAAGCAGAATTAAGATGTAAAATGTTACGTGAAGTAGACCCAAATCATAATGTATATGTTGGTCCGGTTGGCATGTGGATGCCTTGGGAACCAGAGGCATATAAAACTGGTCGGGTTGAATACTTAGAAGAAGAGCTTAATCAATTAATGAATGAAAAGAATAAAAATGAGGCAGATGCTAAACAACAGTTTGAGAAAAGAGTTGTTGAAGCAAAGAGAAATGCTATTGCTGAAAACAAAAAACTAGCACGAGAAAGTGGTAATAAACTTACTCAAAATGTTGATAAAGATGGTAATCTTATTGGTGTTAATAATACTATTGAAAACGCATTTGAAGATAACAAAGAAGTAAGTTCTGCTGATATTCGCAAAGAACTATTTGAAGGTGGAAATATTGAACGTGGTGGTGCTGTTCAAGATGCTATTAATAGAGGATTATTGAATAGTGATGCTACAGAAACTTCCTTAAATAATGTTAATATTTCTATCAATGAAAAAGCTCCTGATGGTCCAACTAATGAAAATTGAATTAAGTTTTCAATAAAATAATTTGTATTAAATAAATTCAAATTATTATAATATGGAAGGTAAAAATACAACTCAAGATGATTCTAAAAAAAAGAAAAAAGTTCCAAAATGTAAATGTAAATTATCAAATGGTAAAAAATGTAAAAAAAAACTTACACTTGTAGACCTTTGTATTGTTTGTAAATGTGGAAAATCATTTTGTCCATTACATAGAGTTCCTGAAAAACATAATTGTAAAATTACAGAAATAATATCCAGAAAAAATAGAGAAATTGTACTAGACAGAGTATTAGGCGGTGGAACATTTAAACAAATTGAAACTATTTAATATATAATTTGATATTTTTGGAATAAACTTTTTTTTTCCAAGTAAATCTTTCATTGCACGTTGGACATGACTGTTTTTTTTCAAACCAATTTAATATACAATTATAATGATATGAGTGTCCACAAGGTAATAAAAACTTATTATTTTGGGTTTTCTCTAAACATATCATACATTCTATGTTATTATAGTCCATTCCATTATTTTCAACTAATATTGGATATACTCTAGTTTTTCCAAAACAAGACATATATAAAGTATTTTAAAATATTATAACAAATAATACTATATGTCTAGCCCAACGATTAACACAGATAGTATCCTAATTAAAAACGTATTTAATAAAATATCTCCGAAAATATTATCTCCTGAAAAAAATGCTAACTTTTGTTCAAATAATCCCAAAGAAATTTCATTTATATTATTAAATTTGCGTAATTTACATAATTTTAGTGTTGATGAAATATCAATTAAATTAAATATATCAAGAGAAGAATATAGAAGTCTAGAAAAAGGAACGATAAAACCATCTAAAGATTTATCGAAAAAGTTGTATCAATTATTTGAAATAATTTGACAAAAAAATATTTGGAGAGAAAAATGTTATAAATTCATTGAAATGAAAAATAATATTTATTTATATTATAAATGGTTCGTCCTGGAATGAAAAGATTAATGGAATCACAAAGGGTCAAGGTTCAACCCAATAAGACTGGAACATCCAAAATGCTTGGTATGTCCTTTAATAAAATGAATGGAATTGTTTATAACCAAAAAGCAGACAATAGATATAATAATGTAGACCAATCACGCGAGTTTAATAACCAATATACAGAACAAGAGAAAAAAGACGATTTAGCGAGAATGTGTGTCTGTAACAAGAAATTTTAATATATTATTAAATACTTATTAATACATTAAAAATTTATATCGAATACTTGATTATCACATATTGTTTTAGCGAGATTTATAACAATATATTTATATATATATATGCGTAAGCGTAAAAATTTAAAAAGAAGAAAAACACGAAGAAAAACACGAAGAAACACGCGTAGAAAAATACGAAAAAAAACGCGAAAAAAAAAAGGAGGAGAAAATATTTTTAATGAATTAGGAAGTATTAACAATAACATTGACGTTTTCAAAGAAAAAATAGGAAAAATTACAGATTTTAAGAATAATGTTTCATTAGCAAGAAATACTTTGAAATCGTTAAAAGACGTAGGAATTGGTAAGGGAAGAAATGTTGTTAGTAAAATAAAAAGCGCAAAACAAAAATTAACACCTTGTACTATAGGAGCAATAGTAGACCGAATTGCATGTTCTGAGAAGTTTCAACACACTTCTTCCCCTCCTCATTGGAGACCACCCGAATGGTTTCAAAAAAAGCCTGAGCATTCAAAATTCCTTAAAAAAATGTGTAAAAACCAAAAGAATATATATAATACTTTACAACCTGGTAATTTTGATTATTTTAAACCGAAAGCATCTGCAAACGAAGGTTGTCAAGCAAGGACAGAGGAAAAATTATTAAACACAAATATGAAAATGAATAGGGATGATGCCTTGAAATCTGATAAATTTTATTTAAACCTTTCACCCGAAGAAAAAAGAGAAATGAACGAACAAGAAAGAAAATTCAAATTAAAAGAAGGAATAAATTTGGTTTCTCTAGAACAAACAAATCACGTTTTAGCAGGTCAAAAACACAAACCCGGAGAAAGGAAAGGTAGAGGAAAAAATAAACACTTGAGTAAAAAAACAAAAAAAATAAAAAGAGAAAAGAAAAAGGTAGAAAAAAAAGAAAGAGAATTTTATAATAGAATGATACAGCCTGTTCCAAATGCTGAATTTTCACAAAAAAATTTAACAGGAGGCAAAGGAAAGCGTAAAACAATGAAAAAAAGAAAGCGTAAAACAAATAGAAGAAGATAATATATTTAATATGAAAATAACAATAAATATAAGTCAAGAGATTAAGGTTATTACTAGTTTATAAATACTAAAATTGAAAAAAAAATAATTATAAGAAAATGTAATATATCTAAATGATTATGAAGAACTCTATCTTATCTATTATACTAATAGTATCAACCGCTAATGTTTATGGAATACGTCGAACCGAAGTAGTTTCGACGCAATCTACTATTAAATCTTGGAACTGTTCGTTTGTTGATAATATTTGTAAATGTCCTGAAAGTTGTATGATACCTGAAAAAACTGAAAATTATTGTGTATTACAAAATTGTTATAAATACGATGAAAATTTGGGAGAATGTAGTGAAGACGGGTTTAATCATTTAACCCCTGTAATTTTACAAGCAATTCCTTTCACAGGAGTATTTGGAAGTGGATATGGTAATATAGGTAGATGGGATATATTTGGATTATATATGGGTATTAGTCTAGGTGGTTGTACATTTATACTATGTTCGTTGTGTGGTTGTTTATTTTGTTGTCCTCAAGATAAGGATGGTGAAACAAAGGAGACAGCATTATTGTGTTGGAGTAGATGCGGATATTGTGTATGGTTAATGGTATTATTAGGATTTTATATATCAGGTATAATTCAAATGGCTACCCCTGGTAGCGTGTTAGATGAAAATGGTTGTCCATTGGTATTTTAAATAGTAAAATAAAAAATATATAAAATTTTTTCATGATTTTTATATATTTTTCTCTCCAAATTTTAATAAAACAAACTTTCTACCAAAAAAAAAAAGATTACCATTTAGATTTTTTAACATTAATAGAAGGACCTTTCCTTCCGGCTTTAGGGTCGAATTGATTGTCTTCTTCATCGTCAGAACCAATATCTTTGCTCATATCCCAAAACTCCTTGGAACCCAATCTAAAGTCACCATGACCTGTAGCCTTATACCAGAAAATTTGGTCTTCAAGTTTATTAGATTTAGCATTATTTGATACTACAAGACATTCATAATTTTCGGTACATTGATCCATTACTTGACAAAAACTTTCAAATGTAGGAAACATTCCCGCAAAATTTTCATAAATTCTCTTTCTGTTAGCAATATAAGGTTCTCTAAGAATAAATGTATAATCAATATTTGTTCTTAAATTAGGAGGAACTCCTAAAGGGTATTGCATAGTAATGACAAGCATAAGTTTCCAATGTCTTCCATTCATAAATAATAATCTCATAAGTTTATCACGAGCCCAAGTGTTATCATATAAACAATCATCTAATATAACAAACGTTCTTGGGTCAATAGTAGAACGACCATAAGCTTCAGTTTCTTTTTTTAATTGCCTAACAACCATTTTTTGTCTTTTTAATATATTTTCAATAATGGCACTATTATATTCATCGTGAATAAAAAGCTTGGGAACCATTTTACCATAAAAACCATTTCCTGCCTCAGTTCCTGATATAACAGTACCAATAGGAATATCTTGGTGATAATATAATAGGTCTCTTACCAAAAAACTTTTACCTGTATCACGACGTCCAATTAATACAATAACAGGTCCTTGATTTTCATTTGGTTTAAATGTAATTTTTTTCATATCAAACTTTTTTAGTTCTAAATTCATTATATTAAATAATTGAATAATTTTTTTAATATAATAACGCAAGAATTAGTTTAAAACTATAAAAAATATTATACATATGAATTAATGTTCAGTATTTATTATAATAAAAATAATAACTCGACTTTTTTTAATCATTTAGAAAAAACTGATTTTCAAAATGTTCAAAATTACGTTCCTTTGTATGGAAAATATTTTAATTTAGATGAAAAAAATTATAACTCAATCAATTTGAATCATAAAAATAGGATAAATTCTATTGTTAAACAATACACAAATAATAGCTTTAAGATTACTTGTTTGGATAATAGCAATAATAAAATAACAACAGATTCATTTTTTAAATTTAGCCCACTATTAGATCCTGTTAAATTTATGGTTGGTAAATATAAAAATATAACAAAAGAAAAACTAACATCATTGCCTAGATTAAACAATAACACAAATATTCACGAAAAAGTATTGGATCAAAATAACTCGGCATATGTAGATAGTTTTTTCTCATATTTGACAAGTCAATTAAATAACAATAGTGGATTTATACATGGATTAGATTTTTATGGTTCATTTTTAGGTATCAAAAATAAATTAAAATTAAATGTTTATGATGACTTAGAATATTTATTTGATTCTGATTTCTTTCACAAACAAAAAAATAAATTATTTGATGTAGATGATGTGGACGAGGAAAGATTATTAGAAGGTGACACTAGAAATTATAGGAAGAAATTGGTATTAGAAAGTGAAGAAGTAAATTTAGATATTGAGTCTATTGACGAGTATCCAATGAATGGATGTTTTAAATTAACGGAAAAAAACTTAGAAAAACACGACAACGAATTAAAAGAAGAATACAGTGTAGTAAATAATGAAAAAAATAATAATAAAAGCGAGAAGCGCACAAATTCAACTTGTTCATCTCGAACAAGTAATACATCAAATGAAGAGGATAGCGAAGAATATAGTGAAGAGAATAGCGAAGAAAATAGTATTGAAAGTTGTGAAAACTCGCAAATGAGTGATTATTCAAGTTTATCAGAGGAAAATATATATGCAGTAATAAATAATTTTCAAGTTCAAATAATTTGTCTTGAAAAAATGGATAATACTCTTGATTATTTATTAAACGATGAAGAAGATAGTGATAAAACTGAAAGTCTAAATAGTAGAGAATGGGCATCTTGTTTGTTTCAAATAATAATGACGTTAATTACTTACCAAAAAATTTTCGATTTCACACATAATGATTTACATACAAATAATATAATGTATCAGAAAACAGAAAGAACATTTATTAATTATAAATACAATAATGTATATTATAGGGTTCCTACTTATGGTAAAATTTTTAAAATAATTGATTTTGGAAGAGCAATATATTGTTTTAACGGAAAGACAATTTGTAGTGATAGTTATCATCCAAAGGGTGACGCTGCTACGCAATATAATTTTGAACCATATTTTAATGAAAATAAACCACGGTTGAAACCAAATAAAAGTTTTGATTTATGTAGATTAGCTTGTTCATTATATGATTTTTTTGTCGATGATATTGAAAATGAAAAAAAAATAAAAAATCCAATAGCAAAATTGATTATAAAATGGACAAAAGATGATAAAAATAGAAATATATTATATAAAAATAATGGAGAAGAACGGTATCCAGATTTTAAATTATACAAAATGATTGTGCGTACTGTACACAATCATATTCCCGAAGATCAATTAAGAAATCCTATTTTTTTAAAGTATAAATCTTCAAAAAAGAAGATTAAGAAGGGAAAAATTATTAATATCGATAATATGGAATCTATGATTTAAACTTTTTTTTTACAACATTCTAAACAAATTTCATCTCCTTCTGGTCCCATAGTAACAACTTCATTTTTATATTTTTTACACACAAAACATTTCATATAACTGATTTTATCAAAAATACCTGGATAACTATCTTGTGTTCCAAACATTCCAAATATAATCGATATAATAATATTACTAATTTTATTCTTTGTAATTTTGTGTATATATTCTGTTGAATAATAATATCCCTTTAAAGCACCTTTAATAGCAGAAGTAGATACACGAGCATTATCCAATGACCAATATTTATGTTTATTATCGGTCATAATTAAACAAGAATCATACATAAATTTTAAGAAATTTTTTATAAAAATATGATCGTCATTTAACCAATCCATATTTTCTTTTAATTCATTAAATATTTCATTATTACTTAATTGTTCGTCTAGAAATGTTTTTAAGCTTATTTGAAATTCATTCATTTTTCTCATCCAATCATGAATACTTTGATATTTAATAACCGGTTTTAATTGACCGTCTTTACATAACTTAATATTATCCAACCAATCCTTATCATATAATACTCTACAAGTAAGTGCTAATTTTTCCATTATATATAATATAAATAGTATGTTTAAATTATTTAAATTATATTATTAAAACCCTGGATCATTTGTAAAAACTTCAGGCAATGAAGATGTAATATTTGTTTCACCAATTTGTGAGATAACAAAATTACCCAATATAACACTTAAATAAACCAAAACAGTATCTCGAACAAGAACCTTTAATGGTTTATTTTCTTTTAAAACAAATCGCATTTCAATAAATTTAAATATTAAGTAACTAACTGAAATAGCTAAACCAGCAATCATAGAATTAGTCATTTATATAATTTTTCATTAATAATTATATAAAAATACGCATTAATAGTATTTACGCCAATACTTCAATATCATCTAAAATTGGGTCAGGTGTTAAATCTAATTTTGAATTTAAATCATGAACATCTAGATTATCTAAATTAAGTTTAGCATCGTCAAAAATTTTAATACTATCTCCGTCATCTTCATCATCATATTCTGCTTCTTCTTCTTTGCGTTTTTGATTTTGTTCATTGCTTATTTTTTCTAAACGTTCTACTGTTTTCGGGGCATTAATTTCACTTGATTTATTTGTACCCATATCTAATACACTATCCATATCATTAAAAGTTAATTTGCCTGGAGCAGCATCTATTTTTGGTTCAGTAGACAATTCTTTTTTGTTTTCCATAGTAGATGTATCTAAAACAGGTTTAAATTTTTCAATAGCGTCATCCTTTTCCGTTTTAATTGTTAATTTAATATTATGATCTGTTGATACTGAGTTTCCAACAGCAGACTCTACTATATTATTTGACGCATTACTATCAGTTTCTTTTTTAACCGTTTCGCTATTTTTAACAATATCTGGTTTATCTGTTTTACTAACATTAATTTCTGTTTCTTCTTTTTTATTTGCTTTATCAAGTAATTCTTGTGTAGTTGTTTCTTCCATCTGTTTAGCAACAGCTTCTTCTACATTTTTCTCTAATGTTTCTTCTATTACTTCTTCATCAATAGTCTCATCTATATAAGCACGTAATATACTTTCAACAGGCATACTATCTCTAATGACTCCTAAAATACATTCATAACTTATAAGTTCACATTCTCTCATATTTTTTTGGTGCTGTAAAGCGGGTATTTGTGTTTCAAATAAATAAACGTTTGAATATAGCTTTCTAGCAAATGAAATATAACATTTATGAATAAATACATTTAGCTTTGGAATATCTAAATCAATCTTCTTTTGTTTTTGCGATACTCGAATAGATGTAAGGATTTTCAATTGTGTAATATGAACACAAGTTAATAAGTCTTCTAAATAAGGACAGTTAGAAGCCTCTACAATTCTTTTTGTTTCTTCGGTAACAATAGTATCATTCCATTTTGGAACACGTGAAAGAAAATTTTGAAAAGTCATTAAATATTTTTCATTTTCATCATTATCTTTACATAAATTTACTGCTTCGTTAAAAATAGATTTAATACCTTGAATTAGTAAAGGAGTCAAAGTGCTAACTAATCTAGAAGAATATTCACTTTTTGCCTCAGATAACACATTTACATTATAATCATCCATTTACATTTCTAATATATTTTCTAAATTTAAGTTTTTCCGCAAAAAGAATAAATTTAAAATTGTAAGCATTAGTAATTGTTCGTCTCTAAATTGAGAACGTATCTTATCAAAATAAATCAAAAATAAATACTTATTTTCTTTTTTAAAGGAAGGACCCTCTAATGTTTTTATAATATCTATACTATTAAAGGATTTTTGATATAATATTTCTGTTAAAGCAATACAAGATTTTATATCTTTAAAATTCTTTTTTGTTTCTAATTTTTTTCTTAACCATTTTTGTCTTTTTAAAATAAAATTATTATTACTTAAATGATGTTTAAAATGTTCATATAAACTTATTGTTGAATTATTTATTTTCGGCATGGGAATATAGATATTGCAAAATCTTGATAAAATTGGTTTTAATAATCTATTTACATTATTAACTAAAATAAAAAAACGTGTTGTATGTGAAAATTGCTCTATACATCTTCTTAATGCCGATTGAGCATCTATTGTTAACTGATCTGCATTAAATAATACAATACTTTTGAATAAATTATTATTTTTATTGTGTATATTTGTTTTCGCAAAAAATTTTAATTCATCCCGGATAAAACGAATACCTTTACTATGGGCACAATTTACATGCATAACATATTGGGTTAATTTCTGCTTATCGTTTTCATATATATCATTTATAAATCCATTTAAAATATTTCTTTTACCACTTCCCGATGGACCATGTAATATAATATGAGGAACCTTATTTTCTTTTATGAAAAAATTTAATTTATTATGAATGTTTTCATGTATAGTCAAAGACATATAATAATTATAATTGAATTATCTCTAACTATAATTATTTAAAAATTATTTATCTTCTCCTTTTTGTTCTCTTTCTTCCCCTGCGTCTTTTTTTAAGACTTT